TTCTGTTATTGAATATATCTTGTCGTCAGATTCATTGAATATCATCAAATTGTTGTTGTTATCATAAGCAATCACATCACAAGTTTTTGCTGTGTCTATTTCACGCCAGTTTTTTGTTGTAATGTTGAACGCCCATATGGAGGTGCTGGTAAATCTGTAAATAATTTCAGTGTAGATTCTGTCATATCCAACCTTAATTGCAGTCTTGTCGCTGATGGCAAGATAGATGTCGTTTATCGCTTCGCTGATTCTGTTATAGATTAATGGTGTCTCGTCTGCGGCTGCTTCAAAATTCACATCTAATCCATAAATACCGTCAGTAGCGCAAAAGTAGACTATTTGCCCTACTTGAATAAATCCTTTTTTTGCCACATTGCCACGATTGAAAGAACTTTCCAATAAACGCCTCGAACTGGAGTTAGTTATATCGGGTACTTGCAGTTTGTGAATCGAACTTCGTTTGAGTATTATCAAAGAACCAAAGCTGGTAGCTAATCCTGTAATCTCGTAGCCAGTGTCATCAGTGATTTTTGTTACGTTGGAAACAGGATTCACGTCTAACTGGTCTAACTCTGAATCACTTATCCAATCGGGATGGGCTTCATTCTTCCCGCCGGGATCTAAGATGAGATTCCCCTGCCACAATTTCCCAAAGTGTATTATGGCAAATTCTCCATTGACTTTAATAGAGGGTTCATTTAAAATAGGATAAATTGCCCCAGTAGTTAGTTCGCTATCAAAAAAGTATAAATATCTATGTAAACCACTTTCAACAAAATAGTACAGACCATTAACAACAGTAATTATTTCCCATGCCCATTGCATATTCGTAAATTCGGAAATTGTTACTGGGTAACGAACATATTTTTTATCATTTGCTGATATAACTCTTATATAAGATGGTGAAGTTCCTAATTTAAAAAGAGACCCAACCAATGCACCACTGGTATATGACTTATCACCATCTCTATCTACAAATGCAAATAAATCGCCAGCATACGCAGCAGACGATCCCTCGTGCCGCAGAGTTGCTGAACTTGGATCACCATCAACATTACCTGACCGAAATTGCCAGGCAACATTATTATAGTCTTCATCAACATAGTCCGCTAAAGGCGAACCACCAAAAGTCATTTTCTTGCTTACTCCAAATACTTTACGCGTAGAAGAATAAGGAGTATATATTTGATACCAATCATTATCTGATCCTGCTAATCTAATATAATAATAAAAGGGATCTAAGTCAATTGTTGGTATATCTGGAATGTAAATCTGATATTTTCCTGAAACTGCATCCGTTCCATTATATTTTATTAATAAATCTGTATCACGGGTCAAATCTATCGAATGAATGAGTTTATAAGAACCATCTATTTCATTACTTACATCTCCAATATTGCCTACATCTGAACGATAAACATTTACTCCAGTAATCCGTTTATTGAAATCAGACATATCAAAATCCAACACTAATTGTAAATAAGTATTATCAGTATAGATTGCTCTTATTTCATCTGATAATAAAGATTCATTTTCTCCATCATAAAGATAGCTTAATTTGTACCATTTAATATTATCGGCTGCCATCCACGTTCCACCAGAAACTATAGTAACCACCGCATTCAATCCATCAACTGCAATATTGGGTGAGGTCAAAGTGATTGGATATAAAAAAAGGCCTTCTGAATAATCTGGGCCTGGTTCATAAGTATCATCAAAATAACTTCTTTCTATCCACCCCATCCAGATACCAATTGCTTCATTCGAACCACTGCCTACCAACCCACCAGCACCAGGTAATATCCGTAGTATTTCGTTTTTCTGGATTATTGGGTTTTTACTATAAACATGATAAAAAGAACCCTCTACAGACGCCAAAGTCCCAATAGATTCCCATGCCGTACCAGTCCAGTACTTCAAGGTAACGGCACAAGTTGTAGCATCTATTGCGATAGCAATAATGACATAGCCAGTTCCCGAACCTTTGCCTGATCCTGCCGTCAGATGCTGATTAAAGTAAGTAGTCAAATTGATAATTGACGATCCTACTGTTACTGGTATTAATTCTCCCAGCCCGAAAGTTTTCCGTAACAATCCATTAACTGGACGATAATTCTGTAAAACTGTGGCAAGATTACTTTTCGGGTCTTCTTGATCAGCATTAGTAAAAACACCAGTGATTTCTTTTAGTTCTATCATTTTAGATAAATGTCAAATCGTAATAGTCCTTCGTGGCTTGACGTTGCATCACATCCGTTTATTTCAAACAACAATCCTTGTGTCCCATAACCAAAAGCGCCGGTAATAGATGCACGATAAGTCAAACCATCTGTCCAGTCTAATGAATTAGCTGAAGTAACACAGCCCGGTGGTGTATCAAATGACAAATAAACATAATCATTCGTACTTACTTCTGCGTGTGAATTGACAGAATAACATTTTATTTGTAATGAATCAGCGGCTAAATCAGTATTGATGAATTTAATATCTATTTCACCAAACCCCGACCAAAGACCACGCCGTAAAGTATCAAATCCGGCAGCCACTAACGTTTCCGCAGCCAAAGTATCTATTTCCCAACCTCTGTTAAAATCAAACCGGTCAGGAAACTGTATCCAGATAGAATCTTTATCAACCACAGAAGCACTGCCGCTGGTAACCAATACAGTAATAGTTAATTTTCTGGCATGAACCGGCCCATAATCAATTACATTTTGATATTGGGCGAAAGCTACACTCGAAATAAATAACAGGATGAGAATTGATTTTATACTTCTCATATTATTTTCCTTTACTTGTTGATTTCTTGGTTTCTAATACGGGTATTTTAGCTGTTGTTGGGTACATCTTCGGAATTAATTCCATGTAATTCAAGAGTTTTTCCAACAATTTTTGGATTTCGCCCAGCTTATGATTTTGAGTTTTTTCTAAATTCTGCATATTCTTGTTAACTTCGTCAATTCGTTTGTATAGTGTGATGTCCATTTTTAAAACCTCATAAATTAAATTATTTTCTTGCTTTTTATTGTTTAATTTATTATATTTATATTACTTTGAAGTAATTACTGTTTATAACCCGGTAAAATTGTAACTTATAGAAATTGGAAACATATTTAACCCTCCACAATTGCGATCCAACTTTCTATGCCTTAAAGCTTTCCTCCCATGACATCTGAAATACGGGTTTGTTTATGTCGGCGTTGTGCATAAATTAATCGAGTATTTACTACATCTTTTTCAAATTTCATATAGTATCTATCAGCGATGTCATGTTTTTGATCCATTTCATAGATTATGCCTAAAGTATGATTTATAATTTTATACTGTTCGGTAGCTGGTATAATAGGAGAGGTTGTCGTATCATCTATATTATAATAACAATACCACAACCTCAAAATACCCTCTTGTAAGGGTTTGGGCACAATTTGGATATTTGTGCCCTCAATCCAATAAAAATATGGCGTACCTGTCTGAATCAGTCCGGTTGATTTAGTTATTTTACCACTGGTGCTAATATTAAGAGGCTCCAACACTATGCCCCGATATTCAATGCGGAACTCTTTTACAAAATCAGATGGTAAGGCTATCAGATGGGGTATCTCACTTGCCTCAATCGTCATGTCAGTGATCCCTTCCTCGGTGGTTAATTGACCAATTGAAGTTAATGTGATTACCCCGGCTGCTACGCTATAAATCGTGTAAGTACCGTCATTGCTTGTTGACTCATCTACCACGATTTGTTGATTCGCTACAAACCCATCTGTTATAAAACCACTATCGCTATCAGTGATGGTATCTCTTGTGTTACCTGATCCCTTGACAAAACCAATAGTAGTCTCCGTGCCGTCAAATTTAACTGTTGAAGCTTCAAGTTGAATGTCTCGTTGTGCCATTGTGCAGAATGTTTGTCTGATAAACTCATTTTCTGATTCATGTAACAATTTGGGAATATTTACCGGCAATCGAAAACCAGTTTTGTCGGTGTTGAACTTTGTTCTGCTTACTAATTCAGCAAAGGTAGCCATATTTTATCCTTAAATTAGGGGGTAACTCCAGCTGACTCCCCTGTTAACAGTATGTTAAGGAAGCCAACGAATCATAAGCAACGGCATGAGTAATGCGAGCTCGTCCAAAATAAACATTCGGGGAAGCAACGCCAACAACTGTAATGCCATACTTTGCCCATGTTAAACGAGTGGTAAGAGTAAGGGAATAGGTTGTACCTGAAATAGTTCGGGACAGTATTACTATACCATCGCCGCTTCCTGTGGTACATTTTGCATAGGCTGCCGGTAAGGTTAGTAAGGCTGTCGCCGGGGTTAGCCCATTACGGGCATCGTTGCCATCCTTACCGTCTATACAATACCATGTACCTGCTATCTTCGGGAGCCCAGTCCCCGATAAGTCACTTTGCGTTACGTTTGCTGCTGCCATTGTGTTGACATACTTCCTGGTCAGCATACTATTTTGACCAAAAGAGTCTGTCGCTAGCAGTGCAGAAATAATAACAAAGATTATTTCTCTGATTACTTTTCTCATATTATACTTCAGAATAGTTAATTAAGTAGGGAGGGCTTTTCTCCCCTCCCCCCTACGAAAAAACAAATTAAATTGCTGATACAATTTTCGGCA